CTCCTTATTGGTATACTCCCAAGCCAGTATAGCATAGCCTGGGTTAAAATGCAAACATATGTTCCCTAAAACCGCCGTATGCCGTCCGTTATCATTAAACGCACAGAGACTCAAGTGAGTCGGCTGTGCGTTTTTTCTTTACTACAACCCCATAGGACGGAGGTGAGACTGACGGGAAAGTACCGCTACCTGACCTTCGAGGACAGGAAGAAGATCGAGGCGTGGCATCTGCTCGGAGATCGGCCGGTCGACATCGCGGCCCGCCTGAGCGTCCACCACACCACGATCTACAAGGAGCTCCAGCGAGGCGCGACCGGCGCGCTGGACGCCAACCAGCGCGAAGGGTACAGCGCAGAGCTCGCCGAGAGGCGACTGCGTGAGAGCTTCAAGCGCAGAGGTAAACGAGCACCGGCCGCACAGTAGCCAAGAACACCCGGCAGCGCCGGGCCGAAGAAAGGAGAGCCCAACATGAAAACGACCACACGACCCCGACGCTGAAAATGGACGAGCTGCGCACCCCCTCCGCGCTGCTCTCTGAAGCGGTCCGGCGGTCGTGTTTCTGCTTTTCAGGGACTCGACACCACCAAGATCCCCGGCTCCGGCCGGGCCAAGACGAAAGGAGACCACCATGACACAGAAAGAGCTCGAGCAGAAGGTCATCGGCGCCGAGGGCCGCGTGGCGAAGCGCGAGGCCGTACTCAAGAAGCACAACAGCCAGCTCGCCAAAATGATTGAAAAAGGCGCTGACCGCTTCGACATCAGCATCAAGCGCGAGGACATCAAGAGCGCGACCTCCAAGCTGGCCGAGGCCCGCGAGACCCTCGCAAACTGGCAGGATAAGCTCAACACCCGGATCACCCGCGACGCCTACCTCGAGGCAAACACCCCGGAGATCCTGAAGGACTTCCTCGAAAACTGGAAACAGCACGCGATCGGCTACTACCGAGAGAAGCGGATCCGCTTCATCGAGTACCGCGAGGGCCTGAAGGTCAAGGAACGGGCCGCACGGCTGGAGGCGCTTCAGACGCTCCCATCTCTCGAGAAGTACCGCGAGCTCTACAAGGGCCGCGAGCTGACCGACTATGACCTCGCAAACCTCTGGCCGCGCCGCGACGTCGACGCCTTCCTGAGTGAGCGTGGGCTGGAATATCACCAGATCCAGAAGAAGCTCCGCGAAGCGGGCGACCAGATCACGCTCAGGCTACTGGAGATCCACGACGAGGACGAGCGCGAGGCGTGGCTCGAAAAGACGATGGACGAAGAAAAGCGGGCCAAGCTGCTCGACCTGATCGGCCGCATTATGAGCACGGTCGGAACCATCACCGACGCGGCCGCCCTCTACATCGGCCCCGAGGGCGACATCAACGGCATCATCGTCGGCACGGAGGGCAAGGCAAAGATCCAGACCATCGGCGCCGGCGGCTACAACATCCAGTGCTTCCACTTCAGGACGCTGATCCACGAGATAAAGTGAGGTGAAAAGCATGAACACCAAAGCCATCCGGCAGCTCGCCGACGTCACGCTGGACAAGTACCGCAGCTCGATCCCTCGCAAAGCCTTCGAGGAGTTCGTGAAGGACATCATCGCCGGCGAGAACCGCGCGACCGCCTTCAGATACGAGGCGACCCCAATCTGCCGGGCCTCGTTCCCGTCCACGCTGGACGAGGACGACGCCCGCTGCACCGTGGAGGTCACGGTCTACCGGCTGAACGCCGTGGCCGTCACCGCCTTCCTGCTGGACGGGCCCGAGACGCTGCTGCGGCACATCGGGCTCGACGAGCGGGACACATACACCACCAAGCACGAGATCGACGACCTCGTCACCGTCGTGCACATCACCAGAGAGGAGGCGCCAGCATGGCAGCACTGAGAGACATCGCCCGAGACTTCGCCGCGGAGATCCGCGACGGCATCGGCTGGACAATCGTGTATCGCACCGGCCGCTCGTGGAACGCCCTGACGATCTGGAGCGACATCTGGAACGGCGAGTGGGAGACCGACGACCTCAACGACGCCATCGGGATCCTGAAGGCCGACCCGGACGCCGTCATCGTCAACGGCTACTACTGCGGCCACTTCGGTGAGGACATGACCATCGACGAGATCGCCGCCGGGATCCGCTGGCACTACGAAGGCGGCCGCAACCGCCTCGCGGACTATTGCGAAGTCACGCAAGGCCGGGACGCCCTCGAGGAGGGCCGCAAGGCTGCCGAAGCTGCCGGCCTCCCGTTCTGCGAGCGTCTGGCCGACGGCGGCGATGACGAGCTGAGCCCCTACGTCTACGACGGCAGCATGGCGCTCGCCGATCACGAGAAGATGCAGCAGGCCCGCGAAGCCTTCGAGAAGCTGGCCGACGCTCTGCGGGAAATCGCCGCCAAGCTGGCCGAGGCCCTGAAGGGGCAGCAGACGCGGAGCCTGACCCACGAGGAGGTGCTGGACATCCTGCCCCACC